TAACGACACGCAAGAAAGGTTTCCCTTTTTTACGCTTGTTTCGATTTTTAAGATCTAATTCAAAATTAAATCTAAAAAACTCATCCAATCATCTATTAGTATAAAGTCTAATACCCCTGATTTCTATATCAGAGAGAGGCTTCATTGTCTTTAATAGAGAAGGCAAGACATGCACTCGAGATAAAGCCGAAGGGTCTAAAGTTCTTCAAGATTTCTTTATATCTAAAAGAAAGTTTCGGTACTTTGTTAATATACCATAAGAATAATATCTTAAGTGAGGTTCAATACCTCTAAAATGATATCGTCACTTAAAACGATATGGCCACTTAGGAAATGAAATTTCTCAAGCAGCTATTAACAAAGCCCTAATCCCTCAAGATGAAGATCTTAAATCTTGTTTATGTCCAGCACTCCTAGATCCATAGCCTATCAATCTTAAGAAGTTACTTAAAGAAATTTCTCATTTAGAAATCAAAGACAATATCATTGCCCAAGATGAATAAATAGAAGAAAATTCCTTTAAAGAAGCTCCAGAAAGATTAGATTGGGAAGATATAAATCTTTTAGCAAACTCTGCGTACCCTTTGGGAGATACGAGAGATTTACTAATATTTATGTCCACTCCAAGCTCATCCATCGTTCTAAGATATTGTTCTGCCACAGATTTATCTAAAATAACTACATCATCACCTAATACTAAGTAATAAGTGAATCAAGTATTTATTTTATATACTTTCCAATGACAGTACTGTACTATAAGATGGTGAGTCAAGGCTAACATGGCCCAGGAACTAAGTGCTCCCATGGGTTGTCCCGTAGAATATCTAACGGAATCAGGAAGGTTTTCACCTTTCCGATATGGAACTACATAATTACGATTTGTAAGTAAGTTCCCCCAATGGGTACCCAAATTTGGGTATATACAATTAAGAACCTTAATTTGCAATAGAAGAGGTAACCGATCGGTTGCTGCACTAAGATCGTAGGAAAAAGCCAATTTTCTCTCATTTAACAAACTTTGTAAATGGAGAACAGCTCTATCCTGATCGAAGGTAGCATCCGTCTCATATTTATCTTGAATAAAACGTAATATTTTAAAAAGATATTTATGTAATGGTCGGAGAACTCATTGTGTAACGCAATCAACTATTGCAAAAACCCGTACTTTACCTGGTTCCTCTTTAAAAGCCAATCTTCCCAAATCACCTAGGAAATAAAAATCTTTACTTCTATTATAACTCTTATAATATGAAGACATTAATTGAAATAAATAAACCAAACCATCTGACAAAGTCGTTATGCTTTGTCA